AAGCGAACGACGCCCTCGGCATTCGGGTGATCCATGTCGCTCATCCACAGACCACCGAAGATAAACGGATACTCTGGGATGATCGCATAGGCTTCTTCCAGCGACATGATGTGGTTGTAGCCAACAATGTACTCTAGCTGTCGACAGGCCTTGGCAGCGCTCAGACCGTCTGAGCCTGTGTCCTCTGGTTGGTAGGCACCAGGGAAAGGGTCTAGCTGCGTAGCCAGCGAATAGATTTCGACCGCAGTCTCTTCACGCAGCTGCGACTGCTGCGGTTCGTCCAGCGTGTCGTAGAACGGCTCGCTACCGAGTAGCCCCACTGAGGCGTTGCCGGTGCACGAGCCTAGATTGCCCTGATCGAGGATCGGGATGCGCCGATCGTGGATTGCCGTAGTAGGCTGTGCTTTGCGGCCTACACGGTACTGTCTTGATCGGGAATCCTGGTGTAGGTTTCGCCCGAGTCGTTTGTCTTCGACAACGACCTCGGGGATGCGAATACGAACAACACTCATGGGTCATCCTCCTGAACGGTCGGTTCCGACTCGTCCGTTGTTTCCTGGTGACGTTCCCTGGTCCATCCCTGGGGTAGTGCTCTGGCGCGGAGGGCCAGGAACAGGGGCGCTAGGTGCCGGCGCTCCTGCGGGGGCAGCGCCTCCAGCATTCGCAACAGCGCTTTGCGGCGTGGCAACTGTCCTCACCGTCTTGGGGTCAATGGCAGGCAAGTCCATCAGGTCGCGCAGGTACCTCTCTAGCCGCTCGTCTGGGCGGATCATACCAGCACCGGAGTAGTTACGAAGCGCGAAGCTCAAGGTCCTCTGGTCGGCCTTGTTGCCAATGTTCGTTGCCCTCAGCTTGGGCACACCCACACGCTCAAAGTTGTAGGCAATGAGCTGTGGGATCGCGTGCTTGTTGAACGTGTCACGAATCAAATCCGCCACAAACCTGCACGCAGCCTGGAAGGTGCTCATCTCATCGGCGCCGACAGGGTTGTCGAGGAACGGCGCCATGATGTTCTTCTGGATCTGGAGGTCGTGGTGCATCGCGGATGCTAGTGCATCGACCGGCTGCCCCTGCAGCTCTGCAAAGAAGACGTCCCAGTTGGGTGGGAGCACCAGGTGTGCTGTCTCGTTCGTCCTCAGGTTTCGACCCATCTCCTGGGCTAGGGTCTTGTCAGCCTGCGTAAAGTTCGGCGGCAACTTGATGATCGGCACGCCGATGCCATGCCGCTCCTTCTGGATCGCGTCGATCTTGTACAGCTGCTCCTTGAAGAACCAGTGCTTGTACGCACTCCTCAGTAGGGGGATACCCTGGATGTTGCCAGCTTCTTTGTCGAAGGACATAACGAGGAGCTTTTCGATCTTGATGTTGATCGGGTCAGCACTGTTGGTGTTTGGGTTCTCCATGTCGACGGAAAGCGGACCACCGTTTTTGTCAAAGTGCCACCCGTCGTCAAGGACGTCAATGGGGTGCCTGGGCGCCAGCTTCCCCCAATATAGCACATCGCGATTGTTCCATCGTCCTTCACGCCACACCTTCTCGAACATGTAGTAGCCGAAGTCCAGCATCAACAGTGCTTCGTAGATCAACTGGCCGAACGAGTACGTCATCGCCTCGACTAGGTTCCACGTAACAAAGTCCGCGGCGTTCTGATCACGGGTCGACTCAGAGGCTGGCTCGACAAACCAGTGCGCGTTCAGGATAGGCGTCTTGATCAACCGCATGGTCCCGCGTACGGTACCGTCGCCCTTACGCATCTGGTCGTACTTCTGTAGGCCTCTCCGGCCAATCAAGTCGTAGTTGTACTCGGATCGTAGCTCAGACGTGAACGGCGATACGCTACTCTGGCCCAGTTCTCGCAGGTCAGCATCAGGCTTCTCTGCCATAAGTACGGTGCCGTTGTCCAGCACCTCGACCAAATCGTAGCGCTCCAGTGCGTCCCGAAGGGAAAGCGCCGAGGATGCTTGCGTTTCCACAGGGCCTGGTGCGGGCTCCTCTGAGCCCACCCAGCCTAGCATACCGCTCATGCGCCCTCCCAGGTAAACATGCTGTCCCCACCAACGCTTTGTAGGTCAGCTAGGCTGTAAACATCGGTCAGGTGGTGCTGTACACCTAGCTTGAACAGGTGCATCAGGCCATACCGCAAGGCATCAATGGCGTGGTCTTGTACCTTTTGCCCCATCTCAGGCACGTTTGATCCGTCTTTACTCTCCTTGGCCTTGTAACCGTTCATCTCGCTGATGAAGTCGCCACATGACTGGTCAACTACTAGGCCGGGTTCGTACTGCGGCGTCTCAAATTCATCCCGGATCCCTGCCTCACGGAGCTTCAGGAAGCCACGGATCAGGTCAATACCCTCACGCCAGTTGGTCTTGGCGTTGGGGTCGGCTATGCATGGCGCCAGGTATCGGCTTACTGTTGCCGCTGCTTCGGGGTCGGCGGCATCTCCGAAGGCAAGGTCGATGTGGTAACCATCCGGCTGAGGCCGCTTGGCCATAAGCTGTAGGTGGTCTTCGAGCCTGGTGAACGCTTTATAATGGACGCGCCAAACTCGAATTCGATCCCAGGCGTCGACTTGGAACTCCACTGCAGCCAGAGGGTTAGTGTATCCCCAGTCAAAGGTAACGTAATTCGGTAGATCCGGCCTGAATGGGACGGCTGTAACGTGCGTATCTTCATCCCACTCCGGGAATATCTTGCCCACGAAGCTACTGAACAGAGCACCGATCTCCTGATCGAATGCTTCTGGCGTCATCTGCTTGAGCATGTTCTGGATCTCGGGGTTCTCTAGGCCACCCGGGAAAATAGCCGGGTTGTCCCACGACGGGAACCGCCAGGATTCCCACATGGGCTCCGAGCTATTCTGGCCCAAACGCCACAGGTCGTAGAGCCAGTTGTACCCTTCAGGCGTGGTTGGGAAATCTGCCCAGCCCCTGTGGTCCGCAAGTGCCGGCATCAAATAGCGCAACCAGGTCTCGTGCTTGTGCTTAGCAGCCTCCGACATGATCACACCGTCTAGGCCCTCGCCGACTAGTCTCTCAGGATGCTCCGCGGACTTAGCTTCCAACGTGGTGCCCCACGGGAACACGATGCTCATATCGCCAGAACGCTTGTTGTACGACTTCTTGACGCGCTTATCTAGGCCGAGCTTCTGACCAACGATCAGGTCGTCCCAGATAACACGGAACTCTTTCTCGGCAAGGTCGTAGGTAGGCCCAACGATCCAGAACCACTTGTTAGGTAAAAAGAGCTCGACCTCGCGATCACGTGCCGTCATGAGGCTTTTACCGAAGCGTCGACCGCATACCGGCACCCTGTACCTGGCCCGCGAGCGATGGAATAGTATCTGCTTCGGGTGTGGCTGGTACTTGATTACGCGAAACAGGTCACTCTTCCGCATGGCGACCCCTCTTGGGTGGTGGAGGCGGCTGCGGTTGTGCCTGCATGATCTGTGTTTCAGGTTCTGGTGTTGTTGGCGCCTTGGGTGGTGTTGATGGTGTTGGTGGTCCCTTCTTTTGTGCCTGTGGGTGCTTGTGCGGCTTGCCGGGGGGCTGGCCTGGTACTGCTTTGAAGGCATCGGTATTCATGACTATGCCACGCTTGCGAGGGTGCTCGTGATCGTGGTGCGGCTTGATAAAGATTAGGGTCAGGAGGCACCCAATGATGATGACCACGATCACGATGATGAGGCCTATGCGCAGAGGACCTGGCCCAGGCCATAGTGTGTACGTCACGGCGGGTGTCGGGGGGTTGGGCTAGAAGTCTTCGTCGTCGACGTGTCCGCCGCTCTGCTGCATGGCGGCTGCGTTCTGGTTCATACGATCCAGCGCCGCGAACAGATCGTCCAGGGTACCCGTGGCAGGAGCTTCGCCTGCACGACCGAGGACACGCTCCATGATGTAGCGAGCGCTTTCGAAACGGATCCGTTCGTTCGTCGAGTTTCTGGACAGCCAGATCGTACTGGCAGCAGCGACATCCACGTTCTCCACCAGGAGACGCTTCGCCCGGTCAACGGGAGATTCGGCTGGGTCCACCTGAGCCTCGAGCTGAAGCGCAGCTAGAGCCTCGTCCGGAACCCACCGTTCGTCATC